CTGTTCTCAATAAACCAGTCAGCAAGTTCAATCTCGAATGTTGCACCCCTTCTCTTGTTACTCTTTTGTTGGCTCATCGGCTTCCTTCCAGAATAGTTTGTAGTAGTCATGGTCAAGGCTAAAGCGTTTCATGTGCTTGACCAGCGCACCCGTGTGTGCATGCAGTGGCACGCCAGCATCCTTCATCTTGCGGAAGAAGATAATGTCCTCGCCTACGAAGTGGTCATCGTCATTACTTGCAGCAGTCTCGGTAAAGAACGACACCTTGCCGTGCTTCTCTCGCATCTTGGTGATGACCGACTTGTGCATCAGCACGAAACCAAAGCCAGCCTGGTCAACTTCGATGACTTGATTCTCGGGCAGAGGGTGCACGAATCTAATCTCGAACTCGCCAACATTATGGAAGATGGCAGGAAAGGGCTTCATCAAAGCCCCCTCGTTCTCCTTCGAGATAAAGTAAATGCCAGTCACCACAGGTTTAGACACCTTATCTGCCGTTGCCCACAGTTTTGCCATGGCATCAAGCGTGAGCACAATGTCTGAGTCAACCCACAATAGCCAGTCTGTTTTCATGTGGTCAGCCCAGTGGTCAAAGAGGACTTGGCGTTGTCTGCCAATCTGATTACCCTGCACCCTGATACTTGTCGTGATACGCATACCGTTGTTCGGTCCAGCGATGATGGCAGTCATCAGACCCTCGGTAAACTTGCCATCGGTCAGACCGTTATCGCACCAACCGATTGCCACGGTGTCGTTCTTGGCTATCATGTTTCTCCTAAAGTTTTCTGTCGAAGTCAATCCACTCTTGGGTAATGCGCTCCCAGGAGAAGTTCTCGTTTACATGCCTCATGCTTTCCTCTGGATTCCACTCACCCTTGAGTATCTTCTCGATGCCAAGGTTGAGGGCAGAAGCAAATATCATCTCGTGCTCTTGTATGTTGTCCTCGTACTCATAGACCACACCGTTGTTATCGCCCACCTCGGCGAGCGCACCGAAGTCTGGATACACACACAGGTTGCCAGCACTCATGCTTTCTGCCAGTGATAGGCAGAATGTCTCGAGGTAGATACACGGGTAGGCAAAGATGTGTGAGTTCTCCACCGCTTCCATGACCGTAGCCCGTGGGGTTTTCCAGAAGAAGCGGACACGCTTATCAATCTCAGACTGGTCACTCTTGAAGTGGATGTCTGGGTTGTAGTCGTTGTACACCTCAAGCCTAAAGTCATGCTCGATATGACGGAGGGCATCCATCAAGATAGGCAGACCACGGTACGAGGTTGAGGTATGGATAATCCGAATCTGCTTGGTACCAGATGTAATACCATCGAACTTATCCTGTCTAAACGACAATGGAAAGATGGCGTTGGGTATCACATGGATTTGGTCCAAGGATAGGTTGAGTTCATTGGCAGTGTTTATCTTGTGGAAGATAGAGGGAACCACAACATACTTGATGCGCTCAGCAAACTCTGGCTTACCGATGACTTCTTCAACATAGGCTGCATTGAACTGGGTCTTGAGATTGTGCAACCAGAGCACAACATCCCTGCCGTCCTCGATGATTGCTGGCATCTTGGGTGTTAGTCCAGGCGCAATCATGCAGAGGTACTTATCAAGGTTGACCATGTGCGGTAGCACAAGTCGCTCCCAAGTTTTAGCCATGTACTCAGTGCCACCGTACACATCCTTGGCGTAGTTGAATGGCATCTCCATAGTTATTCCTGCTTCAACTTTTCGTCTAACGCACGGTCTGCATGGTCAAGCAACTCCATCGAGTTCTCTGCTACTTCCTTGAAGGACTCAGCGATGAACTTGAGTTGGGCTGCTATTCCCCGTTTATCTTCTTCTCCACATCCACAGTCTGAGATGAGGTGGTCAGACATTTGGCTAACATAATCAGCGAACTGGATGGACTCCAGCCATACTGCGGAAGGGTCATAGACTTTTCTTGTCGCTTCATCAATATGTTCCACAAGAGATGGAAGTTCATTGAGTAGAGATTCCTTCATCTGTGCTGGCATCTCCGACTGCATCACTGCTTCCATCATCATCTCTGGAGTAACTGACAGTGCCGACAGAAGAGAGTTCTGCCCACTCACTTTCGGAGAGTTCTTGGAACTTCCCCGTTTCTTTCTCCTGCCAAACATAGGTTCTCCAACCAATAGTCCATAGGTAACGCTTCGGTGTAAACAACAAGTGACGCTTCATGTCCTCGAGTAGAGGCTCTGTTGGTACTGCAACATTTGTATCGTCATTCTTAGCGAGCATCTCGCCCGCGTTCTCGACAATCCTTAGTATGTACTTCTCACTCATGATTGCATCAAGTCCAATATCTGCATACTTGCAGGTTCGTAGGACAACCACACGGGCGAAGCGCCAGTGGCATCGGCTGGTCCGTATCTATTCTTGACAGCACACACACCCATGGATGCGATTTGTCCGTGCACTGTAAGTATCAGGCTCGGGGTCTGGGCGACCTTGCCATGCAGAGAACTGCGTGGAGGACAAGGGTTTCCAGGGACACCTTCGCTTGTATGGTGGCATACCACCACCGCTGCGCCAGTCTCTCGTGCCCACCACTTGAGTTCACGCATGAGGGTGCGAAGCCCGCCCCACTCATCCTGTCCATCGAGGGTGACATCAACAGCGTTATCCAACACAATCAACTCGACATCCTTACCCAAGCGCTCGCGTGATGCAAGGATAGAATCCTCAACATCACGAAGCGTTGGTGCAGAATCAAACTCCCAGTAGATGTGGTCGGCAGAGCGAAGCATTTGCCCCGCCCATTCCCTATCACTTTCCATAAGAGGTTCGACTTCTCCTTGAGGCATGCCTGTAATCATCGCCAGCAAGCGCAAACTCATCGTGTGAGAGTGTGTATCTGCTGAGATATACAGTGTTGGGACGGATGCTCTGACAGCAAGCGAGAGCGCCAGTGTGGATTTACCAGCACCAGGCGGACCCGCAATCATGCTGACTTCGCCCCGTCTAAACGCTATCTGCTGCGCAGCCAGGGTGTGCCACACTGTTGGCAGTGTCGCTCCACCCTGAGATGCAGTTTTGATAGCGCGTGATAAGAGGCGCATGGGTTATGCGTTCTGCCTGTTCTTACAAGCCTGAGCCTGTGGGCGTGGGCATGCGTAGAAGGCACGGTATGGCTTGCCTGTTGACTTGCTGATACCTGCTGGAACTAGGCGCATTTCACCTGCACCGCAAGTGCACTGAGGCACGCCGGTTGCTGGTGATGGTGGGGTTGGTGCGTAGTTGTGCGCTGGTGGCGCTGGTGGTTGTACTGGTTGTGCACCTGGGAAGGCTTGAGTAATAACTTCAACTGCCTTGTTGGTAGTTGCCATGCCTTCGGTTGTCTGCTCGAGGTCAAGCAGGGTAGCGAGGCGAAGGGTGATACCGTCAATAAGAACATCAAGTTCTTCGGGTGTGTTAGCGCGTAGGTTTATCAACATCCCATCGCGCTTGGTTTTCCAGTTGATTTGGATGGCTGAGTTTTCACTCACTGTTTTCTCCTAGTTCGGGGTAGAGGTGTGCATCTTTTCCTTTGACTGCGTAGCATGCATGGTTGACTGAACATGTCCCGCACAGGAAGCCTGGTTGTGGGATGAAGATGTTGTTATCAACTGCAATCTTGAAGCCTTTGACTTGGCTTGCCAAGCGTGGCTCTGTGTAGTGCGAGAGGTCAGTAGGCTCGGTCAGTTCGCCTGTCCTTGCCATGAAGTAGGCACCCTTAGTTGGGCGCACACCCCACAACTTCTCGCATAGCACGGCGTAGGTACCCAACTGGGTGCTTGCTACTGGTGCCTTTGTGGATGTCTTGATGTCAATGACAACGAGTTCACCTTCCGGTGACACCATGAGCCTGTCGAGAAAGCCTCGCATGAGCACGCCCCCGACCTCGGCACTGAGTTCTGTTTCAATAGCAACTTCGCCAAGGGGTGTCTGATAGGGGACATACCCGCTGACATCTCGCCACTGAATCCAGAAGTCAACCATCTTCGGTCCGTTGTCTAACCACCAAGAAGCATCTTCCTTGTTGGGATACTGCTTGCTTGCCCTACCGCCTGAACGGAATGGCATGCCGTTGTTGTCCTTCTCGAAGTTCACATTCCATCGAGCAGTAAATACTGCTGTCGGGTCAAAAGAACCACGAAGGTCAGGCAGTGTTGTGTCATATATTTCGGTAGCCTCATGTACCGCCTTGCCACCTACAAGCCAGTAGGATGGGTTCTGAGGTACATTCTGGATACGGGTAAGGTAATACGACCAACCGCAGTTGAGCCATGTGGACATGGCGCTGTGGCTGATGTATGGCTTACCAGTCTTTTCTTCAAGTGACATATCGTTTCCTTTCAATAGAGGAGTTTACTACACAATGTCTCCTCTATCCTGCGACACGCCGATAGAATTACACCCATGTTATTCAGGTCTAAAGTCAGTATAATCCTGTTCGTGAGAACGGGTAAAGTGTATGCGTAGGCGCAAGCCGGAGCATACTACGGCTCAGCAAAAGCCTGATTATAGAGGCTTGCCTACGCATGTGTGCCCTTGTGGGTGTTTCATAATGAAAGTGTCGTGTGTATTTGAGGAAGGCTCAGTAGTATTTTATTTGCTTGATGCAGAGTGCTATGAATGTGGCGCACTGCTAACCGCCCCGACCCCGATTGATGATGACTATGCCGATATATGAGTTCAAGTGTTTGATATGCAATGCCCAGTATGAAGTCATGCGTGAGGTGGGCGAAGATAGACAGCCCGTATGTTGTGGCATATCCATGGAACGGGTATGGAACGCGCCCGCTATTCATTTCAAGGGTTCTGGATTTTACAAGACCGACAACCGGTAATAAGATTCCGTTGCTGGCATAGCGGGGAAACTATGCTAGTGGGGAAGAAAACAAAAAAAGCCCCCGCCTTTCAAGATTTCTCTTGAGAAGCGGGGGTCTTTTACTGTCTAAACAGGAGTTACTTTACTCTGCCGAACTCCGGAGCAGATGGGTCTAGCCACTTGAGGACTGGACCAAGGAAACCAGCGAGCGCTGCGAATCCCAATACTTTGAGGTCAGTCTCACCAGCGAGGTAGAGCGCAATAGCAGATGCTGCTGCAGCGCGGAACCATGTTAGCGATACTTGCTTGAGTGCTTCCATTTACTTACCTTTCTTCTTGGTCTTGCGAACAGGCTTGGCTTCTACCTTTGCGGGTTTCTTCCTGCGTGGTGTGCTTAGTTCAGCAACCACCCTGCCTGCAAGTTTTGCCTCGTTTATCCACGGGAACCAGGGACGGGTGTTGCTTGCGTGCTCTGGTTTGATGGAGATGTGGAGGTGTTTGTCGTGAGGATTCTTACCAGTGTACTTTCTTTCTCCACGCCGTTTAGACCAAATCTTTCCGTTGAAGATGAGATAGTCAACTCGGTTGTCTCCTTGGAGATTCTTATAGATTTCCTTACAGTCGATACCGTGCTTAGGGTCATGGGTCAAATCTACCGCAAGTCCCGTGTTGTGGTCCGAGTTAGGATTTTGTCTGAAATGAGCAGTGGAAGGGAGTAACCCGTCTGATGCCTTCTTGCGCAGGGGTGCAATCGCAGTCGCTTGGCGTAGCACGGCAATCGCAGCAGGGCTGGCAACTTTGGCAAGGGGTTTCATCGTGCGTCACTTCCTCAATACTTCTTTGACAAGTTCGGTTAGAATGTCCACCTTCTGCTCAAGGTGGTTGACTTTATCTTTCAGGCTGTTCCCTCCATTGGGTTTGAGTTCTGATAGATAGTGTTTAGTCAGATGCTTGACTCCCATAGCAGCAGCGCCAACGAGAGTGGTTACGGATACGGCTAAGGCAGCCCAATCAGCAGGTGACATTTGCGGTTTTCCCTTTGTTTAGACAACGGTTCTAGCGATTACTTGGATGATTCCACCATAGCCAGAGAAGTTGGCGTTGGGTGGTGTGGTGCGGGTAAAGGTTACCTGCTCCACCACTGCTTCGGTAGGTTCACCACCGGCAGTGAAATCTTGGATGACGACAGACTCACCAAGTCCTTCGAGTTGTTCGAGTTGCTGGAGTCTGGCGAGCGCATAGCCCTCGAATCCAATCATCTGCCTGTTTCGGTCAGTCTCTTTATCGAAGCAGAAAATAGGAATCTGTAGCACACGAGCACGGGTAGGAGTAGGCAGAGCCTTGACAGAATACCCAAGCATCGTAGCGCCAGTAGTAGCAGTCGTATCGTTGCGGTTGAGGCGGAATGTAAACTGCGCATCAGGGTTGACATCGCCAAAAACCGAGCCAAGGTCGTAGTCATATATCTCGCTCGTTCCCTGGAACACAGTCTTGAATGATTCATTGACACCATCTACGGTTCTGAAAATATCAATGTCGCCTTGCAATGTTCCATTGAATCTAATCTTGAGGCGCTTCCATGATTTGTTCTCGAAGGTGTCAAAGCGGATAAGGCTGATTCTCAAATCGCCAGATTCTACCAACTCGGTGGCAGACTCAACGAATAGACCATCGCCGTTTACACAGAAGGCAGCACGACCATCAGATAGATGGGCTACTCCTTCTACCTTGCCACTGGCTGCTTCGGCATAGACGAAGGTGGAGTAGGCATAGCCACCATCAGAGAGTGGCTGACCGAGGTTGATTTTGTAGATGCCGGAGTACCCACCGATACCACTATCCACGCCAGCGTAAACGAATGAGCCGAAAGCGCTCATCTTGTACACGCCGAGGGAAGTCTCAAACACAAGCGGTCCATAGGACAAGTCACCGTTGTCGTTGGAGATAGCCACACGCACACCACGGCTCGTTCCAAGG